TTGGATCCGATTGCCGCGATGGCTGATACAGATCGTTCCAAATTAGCAGAAATCCTGAGTATGATTGATGCACAAGAGGAACGTATTAGATCGGCGTTGCATTATGTAGCAAAGAAAAATCAACTAAAGTATGACTCCAATGATAATGATCCGAGCCCATTAATTGAAATAGCCGATCAATTACAAATAAAATGGAGTACGAAATTAGGTCAAATGTGGACATTGGGAAAACATCGTATTCTCTGTGGCGATTGTACGGACCCGAATGATGTGAACAGCCTACTACAGGGAGATCTAGTTGATCAATTACTGACAGATCCGCCATATGGGGTTGACTATGCTGGAAAAGATGAATATTTCGAATCGATGGGTGGCGGAATGAGCGTCAAAAAAGGCTACAAAAACGATACCCTATCTGATTATGCAACGTTTTTTTATAATTTCCTAAAACCTATACCATTTGCAGATTACAACACGGTTTATATTTGCATGTCCGACATCAGATTATTGGAGTTGTCATTAGCGATGGACAAAGCAGGTATTCACAGAAGCCAATCGATCATCTGGGTAAAAAATACCTTAGTACCGGGGAGACAGGATTACTATTCTAAACATGAAGTGATCATATACGGATGGAAAAATCGTCATCGGTTTTATGCTGGGGTTTCTAATACCGTAATTGACGACGACGTCGATCCGTCTAAACTAAATAAAGACGAACTGGTCGAAATTGTACGTGGAATAACGGAAAATCGTAGCACAATAATAAGAATCAACAAACCAAGTGCATCGATATATCATCCTACTACTAAACCAATGCCTTTATTCGAGAGGCTCATGAGAGACGGATCTGATACTGGCGCAATAGTCTATGATGCATTTCTAGGATCTGGAACTACGCTTCTTGCTGCTGAAATGAATAACCGTCAATGTAGGGGCATGGAAATTGACCCTGGATACATTGCTGTGACTCTCGAGCGCTGGCAGAAAATGACCAGCCAAGAGCCAAAACTGAACGGTCTGGACGTATAAAAAAGGATTTTCATTATGATGACTTTGACAGCGGACCAAGTTATACAAGTAATAAATGACTCCCAAGGAAACCTAACCCTTGCGTCTAGGCGGATAGGCTGCTCAAGGACAACCCTATATTCATTCATCACCAGGCACCCAACCTGCCAGACTGCTGTGAAAACATCAAGAGAAAATATGATAGACAACGTCGAATCAGTCCTTTACAGTAAGGCCCTGGACGGCGAAGCCTGGGCGGTATGCTTTTTCCTGAAGACACAGGCCAAGCATCGTGGCTATGTCGAGCGATCCGAACACAGGCTCGCAGGCGAAGACGGAGGACCGATTAAGATCGAACCTTATGACTATAATAATGCGATTGCCGTTATTACGGCCAGACCAGGCCCTGATAGCGAGACACCCAGCGAAGGTTAAAGTCGTATGCATGGGAAGACGCTGGGGAAAAACAATTCTAGGCGGATCCGTGTGTCTTAGTTGCGCCAACGCAGGCGCTCAAGTCGCATGGATGCCGCCGACATATAAGAACGCCAGGCCTTTATGGAAGTTTGCCGAGCAAATGACAGGACCCGTGGCCAATCGACTGAGCATAAATAAGACGGAGAGAACGATCGAATTTCCATCCGGCGGATCCCTGGCAATTTACACGGCTGACAACCCAGTCGGGATCCTGGGGAACGCCTTCGATTTATTCGTGATGGAAGAAGCAGCTCGTTGTAAAGAAGATATATGGACCGAGACGGTCCTTCCAACCCTGGCCGACAGGGACGGCCTGGCCTATTTGATTAGTACGCCTCGTGGAAGGGACTGGTTCTGGAGAGAATTTCAAATCGGGCTCGAAGACATGCAAGCAACCGGCGGAGTAAACCAGGCCTCATTCCAGGCACCCAGCCGAGACAACCCTAACCCACGGATCCAAGGCGCCTATGACAAAGCGAAGACCAGGCTGAGCTCCAGGACATTCGCACAGGAATGGGACGCTCAATTCGTAGAAGACGGAGCTGGAGTAATCAGGTATGTCGACCGACAGGCCACGGCGACCAGGCGAGAAGATCCTGAAGACGGCCACACGTACACGATCGGCGTCGATTGGGGAAGATCCGGAGATGCGACATGGTTCTGTGTAATGGACGTAAAAACAAGAGCTAACCCGTTCAATGACAGAATGACGGAGACGGATTATAATTCACAGCGTACCAGGCTCAAGGCCCTGGCAGCTCGATGGAACCATGCGTCCGTGATGGCCGAATATAACTCGATCGGCGGACCCATGGTAGAGAAACTGCAAGAAGACGGCCTGGAGATCACCGCCTTTATAACCACGAATAACACGAAGATGCTGCTGATTGATACCCTGGCGCTGGCATTCGAGATCGGTTCCGTAACCATAGAACCAGATGAGATCCTGATCGGTGAGCTTAAAGCGTTCGAAAGCGAACGGCTCCCGACCGGCCTGATCAAGTACGGAGCGCCGGAAGGAATGCATGATGACGGAGTTATAGCCCTGGCGCTGGCGTACCATTCGGCCGAGTCAGGTCAAATGGTACTGGGTACAATAGAATAGTAAGCCACGGAGGAAACGATGCCGATGAAATTATCCTACGATAAAGAGCTGAAAGTAATCACGAACATACCAGGCTGGGCGGAGATCGCTAACAGCGGAGGAAACAAAAAAGGCGGATCCGCTGTAACCGCTTACTTGAGCTCGGCCTGGGCCTTCAGAGCGATATCGATCCGAGCAGATGCGATAGCAAGCGCACCCCTTATTCTGAAGGATGGAGAAGACGAAGAGATCGAAGACCACCTGGTCCTTGATTTGCTAAACACGGTCAATAGCGAATGGAACAAAGGCGACTTGTGGAGATACACGGAGTCGGCGTTCTGCGTCTATGGATGCGCTTACTGGCAGAAGATCAAGGCTGGAGACAACGTCGTCGAGCTGATGTTCATAAATCCAAAGGATATGACGGTCAATTACAGCTCCGGCGGAATAACCAGTTTCACCCAGCGGATCGGGAAGGGAACGAAGACATACCAGCGAGACGAAATCATATATTTTCGTGGCTCGTATGATCCAGGCTCGGACCTTTCAGGAATAGCGCCCTTGTCGATGTCAAGCCTGGCAGCCCTTGGAGAACTCAAGGCCGACCAGTATATGGCTGCGTTCTTCGCTAATTATGCGGTACCACCGCTCCTGCTAACAACCGACCAGGCTATGACAGACAACCTGGTAGAACGGGTAACCGCTTTCTGGAATAAGACATTCAAGGGACCGGGAAACCAGCACAAGGTCGGGATCGTCGGATCCGGATTGAAACCGGTACCGCTTTCGAGCAATATAAAAGACCTGGCCATGGAAACGATCCGAGGTGAGATGCATCGTACCATTTGTGTAAGCCTGGGCGTCGATGAGCTGCTCCTGAGCTCGAGCGGAGCAGCCGATAGGACACCGGTCGATGCAGCGCTATACCACCTTTACACGACAACCATCATACCCCGCTGGAGTTATTACGAAGAGGTCCTGAATGCCGAGCTGATCCCTGAATATCCTGACCTGGTCGAGCAAGGCGCTTATTTCGTATTCGACCAGAAAAAAGTAAAGCCTTTGCAGGATGATCAGAATGCATGGGCTGCTTCCCTGGCGCTATTGGTGGAGAAGGGAATAATTAAGGCGGAGGTGGCAGCCGTAGAATTGGGATATAAACTCGAAGACGTGCCTGAAGCGAAGGCCCCAACCCCTGCACCAGCACCGATTGTGATAGCTTCACCCAAGGAACCGGTCGTGATGCCTACAGCCGTTGATGAGCAGGCCAACCAGGAACCCAACCAGGCCGCTGGGAATATAACCAAGGAACTGGACCAGTGGCAGCGGAAGGTCACTAGGATACTGAAGACCGGTGGAGATCCGTCGTTTGAATTCGAGACGAAAGTAATCGACCTCGTCACGAGGGACCGGATCCAGACTGAATTGATTTACTGCAGGACCGAAGACGACGTGAAGGAATTATTCAAGGATGCAAAGCTTGGAACCCTGAAGGATGAGCGACCGAGCGGAATGAGCGCCCTGGCTCGATCCCTGGATAGAGCGACTAATCTGCTAATAGAAACAGCAGAAATCAAATCATAAATAGGAGATAAATAATGGCTACCTCAAGTTACTACAAGTTCAATATATTCACGCAAGACATCGGTAATATTCTGCACAACCTAGTAACGGGCGGTAATAGTATTTACATCGCCCTTATGGTTGGTGCTCCTGCAGCAACGGATACGTCGATCAACACGACTGCAACTCCGTGCGTAATGGTAGGCGGATCGGGGTCGACTGAACTTGCAGCCGTTTCCGGTTACACCAAGAAGGGCTTTTTGCTCACAGGTCAACAGTTCATACATACTTCGGGTGTTGCCAAGTTTTACGCTGCGGTGGCAACGTGGACGGCAGGCGCTTCCATGGGTCCGTTTCGGTATGCGGTGGTTTTCAATGACACTACTGGAGCGGCAGGTACAAGACCGATTATCGGATATTTTGATTACGGTGGTAACGTAACCCTGGGCATAGGTGAGACGTTCACCATAGGAAACAGCAACGACGGCACAGCTTGGACAAGCACTTACCCTATGTTTACATTAACATAATTCGGGCGCTTAATTTCACAAAGCTGCATAGAGGCGGAGATCCATTGTAATGGCTACTCCAATAAATTTCACGGGCTTTGAGCTAGGACTTTCCGCGTACAGTACAAACGGAACCGGTCTCGTCAATACGATAACCGGTTCTCCGTCCATTTCCACGACCCAAAAACATAGCGGTAGTTATGCTATGCGGTGCAATACGACAGCTGCGACAGCTTATTTTCAATGGACAATTTCGACAAACAGAATAGTTGGAAGATTTTGGGTATATTTCACGACAAAGCCTGGGGCGGCATATAGTCTCCTGTGCAGCCCCGCACATTTATCGGGGTCTTTATATCCGGTAATATATTATTATCCGTCGACTAATAAATTTGGAGTAGGTTTCAACGGCGCTGCTTATGATCAATACAGTTCAGGAACCGTCAACACCGGTCAATGGTATTGTATAGACTACGACTGCAACGTTTCTATCAATGCGTTTACGATAGATTGGAAGGTCGACGGAGCGGCACAGACAAGGGCGACTTGCGCGGCAGGCGGGACTGCTTACACGGCAACGGCTCACAGGCTTGGGGCTTGTGTGGCGGTGACAGGGGATATGTATTTTGACGATATGATATATTCTTATACGTCTGCAGATTACCCAATTCTCCTTAATGGCGTAGAAGGTTTACGACCTGGCTCGGACGGAACCCACAACGCAGGGACTAACGTAATTGAAGACGGCGATGGAAACGACATAGGGGTTGTAACGGCTTACGACCATCTAAACGAAGATCCTTGGGTGAGCACGGCAGGCGGATCTGCCCTGATAAAGCAAGTAGCCACAGGGACGGGCAATTATGCAGAGATAAATTTTGCGGACACGGCACAGACAAACATAATAGGGGTTATGGGGTATTTGCAATATTCTGCGTCTGGCACGTCTTCCGATGAAGGTGGTTGTATCGTTAGAAGCAATACGACAGAGACAACGCTTTGGGGTAATCCTACGACAAGGGCGGATTATTCGGAGAGTACTAGCTTTTATAAACGTGCTTTGGTAAGTCCAGACGGGGGTACTTGGTCGCTAAGCGTTGTGAACGCCCTGCGATGCAGAATGGGATACTCGAATGATATAAACCCTGTCCCGTATTGGCAAGCGGTTATGATAGAGGTTGCCTATGCTCAGGGCGGATATGCGCTTTGGACAACAACGGGGACATTTGCTTTGTCAGGTAGTAATGCCATTATATTGGTGGCAAGGAAAACCTATACAACGGCGGGGGTGTTTACACTAACTGGCAATAACGCCAAATTACAAAAAGGCTATCCGCTAAAAACCACGGTTGGGGCATTTGCTCTTGGCGGAAACAACGCAATACTTTTATACAAAAGACTGGTCAAGACGACAACGGGGACTTATGCGTTAGCGGGTAGTGAGATCCTAAAACAAGGTCGACTAGTAAAAACCACAGCGGGAGCATTTACCCTATCAGGGAGTAATGCGATCCTGGCCAGGGGGTATCCGCTAAAGACGACGGCAGGAGCGTTTACTTTATCAGGTAGTAACGCCTACTTATTGATAGCCAGTAAGATGTATTCCACCAGCGGTACATTTACGTGGAGTGGAAGCAATGCGATACTGAAGTCGACTCATTTAGTAAAGACGACTACGGGTGGATTTGCTTGGGTAGGAAATGACGCGATCCTGACATACGTGCCAGTAGGAGGAGGAGCGTACTTACTACAAACTACATCCGGATCATTTGTGTGGTCAGGGAGCAACGCTTATCTTAGATATTATCGAAAGACGTTTACTACTTCCGGCGCATTCACCTGGACCGGAAATAACTCGGTAATCCTGGCAGCACGAAAGACCTTTACAACCACCGGAACTTATACCCTGGCTGGCAATAATGCACTACTACGTGAAGGGCGTTTAATCAAGACGACCACAGGCGCAATTACTTTTACTGGCAATAATGCAATTTTGGTATTTGTCCGCAAGATATTGTCGGGAGCAGGGGTTTATACCTGGACGGGGAATAATGTCACTCTAACTTATACTTCCATCGCTGCGACCTATCAATTATTAGTTAGTAAAGGTATATTTATTCTAACGGGTAAGGATGTAATATTTTATAAATTTGGCAACCTTCCCACAATCGAACGAACTTATATCGTACCAGCGGAAGACAGGACCTTCGATGTTGAATACGAAGACCGAACATTCGAGGTCGCGGAAGAGATACGGACTATAATCGAAACACAAAACAGGACATACTTAGTCGAAGCGGAAAATAGGATCGTGGAGGTAGACGAAATGGAAGACGCGCGAGAATTTGAAAAGGGAGTAGGTGAAATCCTGGACTATCACGAAGACTGGACCACCTGGCTGGGAGCTGACACGATTGCAACTTCCACCTGGAGCGTTCCGGCTGGAATTACCAAGGCGAGCGATAGTAAAACGAACACCCTGGCAACAATTTGGCTGACAGGTGGAACCCTGCCGGAGATTTACCCCTGCGTGAATACGATTACGACTGCAGGCGGAAGGACCGCCGTACGGACTATAAATATAATTATGGTCCCCAGATGACGACCAGACTCGCAGCTCGGAATAATTTACTAAGGATCGTGGCAGCTGTGGTCCAGGCGCTTAAGCGTAGGGACCGCAAGGAACCTGGCTGGAAGGAAAAAGAGCAAGCCGAAGAGCGCATGGCTGCTATTTTCCAGCCGATATTTGATAGGCAGGCTCGCCTGATCCGAGCTCGTCTCCAGGAGCTGGATAAAGCCAGGCCGAAGGAACCGAAGTCGATGACTATGAAGATTATGCCGGTAGATATATTCGAAGGACTTGACATGACTGATGCCGAAGATTATAAGATCCGAAGTTCG